CAAGCGAACAGGCCCACATATGCTGGTGACCCGACTGGTGGTTTCTATGAGAGAGTCTTCCCTCACACGGGTTACAGGGTAGTACCACAAGCACCAAGAAGAGGGTTCTTACAGTTTCTACGAGGAAGGAGGCGATGAGTCTGGCTATCGGTGTGATTCGAAAGCAGGTCACCCCTGTTTTTGATTACGGGTCTGGTAAATTGTCCCTTCAACAGAGTCTTGGGGCTGGTGGGAAGAGAGGAGGTGCATACCCCAAGAGATATGGTAGAGCGGCAAGGGCTCTTGGTGCTGTTGGAACGGGATTAGGGGCACTTGGTGGGGCCTATACAGCGCTTGAGGCTCTGAGTGGCGGACAACAAACAGGTCGGGGATTAGGACAAACAGCATTGAGTAGTATTGGTGCAGGGACCGCTGTTGGAAGAGGGATAAGTGGTGCTTTTGGAAGACAGGCTGATAAATTAGAAAGTGGGTTTCGAGGAAGAAGAGAGCCAGAAGCAATGCGGGCTCACTATGCTAAGATGCCGAGAGTCGCACAAGAAGGGTATCAAAACATATTAGAGAGTTTTCCGTATCAACAAAAACTTGAGCAAGGTATAGCCGATATAAGAAGTCAACAACATCCAGATGAACAAGAAAAAATAGAAGAATTTCAAAGAAAATTGGAACAAGAAGCGTGGGAAAAGTCTACAAAATTAGCCCAAGGAATGCCAGTAGTATATCCATATCAAAGGAAAGAAACGGCACAGATGGAAGCACAAAGACAGCCCATTATAGAACAGCAACAATTGGCCCAACAACTACTGGATGCAGGCCCTAAACAAACAGAAGCATTTCTGTCTTCTATAAATCTCCCCGCAGGGCACTCGGGGCCGATACCCCAATCTGATTTCTATAATTATATTCAACAAGGGGGGCCGGACGGACAACCACACTCTCTTAATGCAGCGGTGAACTTCCTACTGCAACTGCAACAACAGCAACAACTGCAACAGCAACGGCCTCTACCAGTTGGGTCCCACACGGGTACAGACCCCCACGACCCATCAAGAAGAGATACTGTAGAAACGGGGCAGTGAACATGGACGAAGACGCTCTTCGTCAATTAGTCCATGAAATGGACTGGGAGATGTCTCGCAAATCTTTCCGCTTCTTCTTTGAAACTATTCTTGGGTTTCATTATAGTACACATCACGAACAATGGGTCGAAGGGTTAGAGAAAAATCGCTACTATTGTGTGAAAGCCAGTCGTGACCACGGTAAATCGACTCTTTTCATGTCTTACGCCCTGTGGCTCTCTATTGTCAAGCCTAAGATTTCCATTATGATTTTCAGCCACTCTCTTGAACAGACGCTCGAACACATGCGTTTCATTCGTAACAGTATCAAATCCACTCCTATGCTCAAGAAACTTATACCAGAAGGGCGCCCATGGTCCAAATCTTACTTTGATTTAGCCAATGGTAGCAGAATCATGGGTAAATCGGTTGGTGGAGCAACTCGTGGTTTCCACCCTGACGTAGTTGTGTGTGACGATATTCTATGGGGTACTACTGGAAGTGAACTCAAGCGTGCGTCTGATTGGTTCTATGGTGTTCTTCTTCCTGTTCTGCATCACTCTGCACGATTAATGATGGTGGGAACACCATTCAGTTACAATGACCTGTATGCCGAATTAGAAACAAGGGACACTTTCCTTGTACAGACATATCCAGCAATCACTGATGGTGAACCGCTATGGCCAGAACGATGGGATATTGGCGCCCTTGAACAAAGACGCTTATCGATGCCCGCTATTCAATTCGCTCGTGAATATCTGTGTGAGCCCATTCATGATGTAGCAAGTATGTTCCCACATGGTATCCTTGAATCAGCAAGGGATGAGAATCTTGTTCTTCTCGATAGAGCAGAATATGAATATGACGAGAACGGTGAGCAGAGTGGGATATTTGGTCATCATTTCATTGGTTGGGACCCTGCTATTGCATCAGATAAGAACGCAGATTACACTGTCATGCTTGTAATGCGCCAGATTGCAGATGGCACAAAACAGATTATCAATTGCGTTCATGAAAAAGGACTCAATAGCGATGAACAGAAAAGACAGATTATCATGTTGAATAATAGATTCCATCCTGACCTCATTGAACTTGAGGGTAACAATTTTCAAAGAATGTTCGAAACAGAACTTCGATTTGTTGATGATTTACCCATTAAAACATTCATGACGACCAGAACAAAGAAGGAGTCTATGTTCATGTCTTTACTCATGGCGTTCGAACAAGGCAAGATTCGCACGCCTTGGGGAGACGAAAGGTCAAAGAAATTCACAATGAAACTTGAAACTGAACTCAATCGGTTTGGTATGAGTAGAAGAGGGAAACTTCGCTCGGTGGGCTCTCATGACGATTTAGCGATGGGACTTGCTCTTGCGAATTGGGGCACAAAAGAATTCAGAGGCTCTGTCGTCTTATTGGATGACGTTCTGCCCGGTTTCGATGAATTCCTCAGCGGGGCGTCATCATCGTCCACACAACAAAGTCCGTGGTTTATAGCATGAGTTGGGTAGGCTCGAAAATAGGAGTTATTGCGTCCCCTTCTGTGGGGGAAACTATCACTAAACGTGAACCCCTTACACCTTTTGGTGCTAATGGAGATGGTTGGTTTGAACTCTATGTGGGCTCACGCGCTAATGAGGTTGTAAGAAAATTACGAAAAGCACGCAGAAAAAAGAAGGAATTGAAAGAGGAAATAGATAGTGTCATCAAATCCATTTTGGTTATCAAAGAACATGAGATTCAATCTTCGTTAGATATGTTTCCTTGGTTGGATGGCCATCATACCACTGCACGAAGGCTCGGGTTAACAGAAAGCACATTGAAATCATTACGTAAACAAGGGGAGAATCGGAAAGAAACTCTACATCGTGCAATTCTCAAATTCGAAAAGGCTCACGAAGATTTGCATCGGTTAAGCAATCTTGAATATACTTGGGACGAGATAGATAAACAGGTGTGGTTAGAATCAATTGAGAATAGAAGAGATGCACGCAGTATTTGGAAGAGGGCGCTTTCCCCCGAAGGTTCTCTTACCAAACAAGAAACACAGATACTGAATAAATCAGTGGATATCCTCAGAGATAATGGGTCTCTTACTATCAGGGATATCAACGAGCGTTTGTATGATTCTGATGTGGATACAAGGGGTGTTACAACTAAGTCTCTATCAATGCTTTTCAAAATGCACGGAGACGATTTTGATATCATCAAAGGCTCAGGTCGCTCGACTTGGACACATTTCGGTCCCTTCGGCCTTGTGATTAAAGATGTGTGGGCATATACTGCTGGCTTCTTGGATGCTGATGGCTATCTTGCTATCACTGGTAGAGGAGAGCCAAGAGCAGGCATTGTTGCCACTGGTGATAGAGGTAAGTTACATTGCGAAGAGATGTATAAATCAATTGAGATTGGGAAATTACAATTGGACCAGAAGATATACAAAAATGGTCAGAGAAGCCAGCATCGACTACAATTTTATTCTAAAGATGACCTCAAGAAATTATTGACAGGAGTTATGCCTCATCTTAGGATGAAAAAGGCCCAAGCAAAAGCGATGTTGGAATATTTGGATGCTGGGGACGATGTGAGAAAGCAAGAATTACAAAGACTGATTCAATACAAGAATTGGGAAGATACTGCTAAAGGGGAGACCCTTCTGGCAGAATGGGGGATAACTGCCGAAAAGGTAGCAAAACTGGAGGAAGGATTACATGGCTAAAGAAAAGGGGTTCGTTCGACGTGCGATTGGAGCATTAACTTCACCATTCAGGCGAGCATCTACTCCTGAACCAACAATGCCACTTTACTCCAGTGGTATCCAAGAACCAGTTATTCTACAGGGTATAACCCTCCCCGCTCTTTACGCTGTTACTGATGAGAATCTTATTCTTCGAACTGTCATAACCACTTTAGCACAAGAGATGTTTCGCCGTGGTCATTATTTCGAGAAGAAATTCTTCAAGAAATGTAAAGATTGTAATCACGAATTCCAACACGATGTAGAAATATGTACTCTTTGTGATGGGGAGGTCAGAAGCCCTGACCCAGACCAACTTATCTATGCACGATGGTTACTCGAACAAGACAATTCTATGGAACAGAGTTTCAATGACATCCTTCGTGAAGTTGAAAGGGATTTGAATGTAGTAGACGACGCATTTCTGATTCTGGTCAAAGACTACTATTATGACCCACTTGATGACAAAAAGATAGCATTCCAAAGAGTACGTGAAATGATTCGTGGTGACCCAATCTTCATGCGTATCGTTGCTGACAAAAGAGGAGTTCGTGGTGGGAGATATCGTATATGCCCAGAACACCGTGAAAATGTAGAGTCTTTCAACAGTGGCATCGATACCTGCCAATTGTGTGATAGGGAATTAGAAGATGTCCATTATGTGAATACTGCAGGTCAAGGAAAAACGCAGTATTACATTGAAGGAGAAGTAATCCATATTTCGAAATATCAACCATCCCGACTTTATGGTCGCCCACCAGTTCAATCTCTCTGGCGACAAGCAATGACGCTTACTGCCATGGATAACTATCTGTATACTGCTTATTCTAAACGCAGATTCCCGAAAGGGATAATCTCTATCACAACTGATAATCTTGAATCAATGAAATCTTTCTGGAAGGGTGTCGATGAAAAGATGGAAAGAGACCCTCATTACATTCCAAAAGTTGGTATAGAGTCTAACTCAGGAAGAGGGGGAGTGAATTTTGTGCGGTTCATGGATACTCTTGAAGAGATGCAGTACATATCTGTACGAGATGAAATACGAACCCGTATCGCATCTTTCTATGGCGTCTCACCTGTCTTCATGAATGATACGGGTAAATCTGGGGGCCTTTCCAATGAGGGGTTACAGATTCTCGTAACAAATCGTGCTGTAGAATTCGGGCATAAAGTATACTCAAAGAAACTCTTCCCCCGCCTCCTCAAGGAGATGGATATCACAGATTGGGTATTGACTCTTTATCCGAATGAGGAAGAAGATGAAGTCACTCGATTACGAAGAGATGAGATGGCAGTTAACGTTGCACAGAGGATGATGATGATTGGTTTCATGCCTGAACTTAAGGAAGATGCAGAGCACGACCTCAAATTCTTCTTCCGCAAACCCGTAGAGGGCGAGCAACCGATGGGAGGAGGTATGCCGGGAGGTATGCCGGGAGGAATGCCAATGGGTGGGATGCCAATGGGCGGAATGCCCCCCGGTGGAGGAATGCCAATGGGAGGAATGCCAATGGGAGCCATGGGTGGAGGATTACCTATGGGAAGTCAACCGGGAGGAGAAGGCCAAGGTATTCGTAACCCACGTGGGCCCGCTGCTCCTCAGCGAAGAGGGTCCCAAGGTTCGGGGTCACCCATATCAAATGTACAACAGAGAGGTCCCCCACTTACACGTGGTGAAAGAACATCCAATTCAATGGAGAATGCTCGAAGATTTCGGGGCGCTTAATAGGAAACATTCAATTGTATGATATGCTTGGGGTGCTGTGATGAGCGATATCGCAAAGATGGACCCTATGGCCCGTAAACTCCGCACAACTGTTGATGCTTTTCAGAAAGCGATAGATGATGGGGACCCAAATACAGCGAGGAATACATTGATGGAAATCCAAAAATTCGCTGATTATCTTTCTTCTGATTTAGATGCCCTTGTCCAGAAATCCGACAAGCCACTTGGCATCAATGATGTGTTTGCTGGCGGGACACCTGTTTGGCAATTCAAGCAAGAGACTTACACAACCGGAGTAGACCGAGAGAACCAATTGCCCGGAACAATCATGTCAGCACGTAACGGGCCTCGCATGCATAAGGGTGTACGAACAATGTGGCGAGGAGCATGAGTGATAACGACGATGTCCCTTTGGTCGACCAACTGATGTCGGCTCTCATCACCAAAATGGAAAAGATGGACACAGACATTGACGCACTTCGTCATGAGAACCAAGTGCTCAAGGGTATCATCTCTAACCCCGATTTGATTTTGAGGAAAGCAGGATTTACATCATCGAGGACACCACATCCAACAGATATACTTCCAGACACATTTAGGGGAGATTCCGGGCAAGTACTCAAAGAAATGGAGATGGACACTGTGCCATCTACAAATGAAGAGTTTCACGCCATGACATGGGAAGACATCCATTCTTTGGCTGATACTGCTAAATCAGCAGGCGTGCTCGGTAATCAGACCGAGATGGTATGATGGATAGGGACGCTTTAGATAATGCATGGTATGTTATTAAACACGTTACAAGGAGTTTAGAAAATATGAAGCCGTATTACACAAATTGGGGAACCGATGTCGACCAAATACTCAAGAAAGCAGATGATATGGATAAGAAAGCAAAGGGCAAGATGGCGCTCGTTATTGCTGTAGGAGGCCCTCAGCCCAAAGATATGGGCAAAGATAAGGAAAAGGCTTCCAAGGGCATGTGTAAAGCAGACGAATGCGAAGGCTGCGAAGTATGCAAGGCTGGTATGTGTAAAGCAGACGAATGCGAAGGTTGCGAAATATGTGAGGAAAAAGAAGTAAAGAAAGAATTCGCTCCTGATTATAACCAGAAAGAGGGTTCCAAAATAGGCCCCTCACATTTCGTGACTGAAACTGGTGGGCAAACCCAAACAGCACATTATTGGACTAACAATTATGGTATCGAATCTGAGGATGTAAAGCGCTCTGAGCCAAAGCCAGAAAGTTCCAAAGCACTCGATAATCATAACCAACATTATCCTACGAGTCAATCGACATTAGATTCACATGTCAATGATAGTGGAGACAAAGGTGTCCCCACGGCACTAAACAAAGGAGATATCCTCAAGCGAGTAGGCGAATCCTTATTCTGAGGGGATGAAGTTGAATGGGTATAGAATCTGGAATTGATGTCTATCATAGACACCTCATAGATTTCTACAAATCCACCCTTGATAGAATCGACCTTGAAGATGCAGCAGCAAATCTGTATCTCTCTAAATTGAATCTTGATAGACAGAATGTCGTTAAGACATATTCGTATGAAGAGATAGCCCTTCTTGAGCATGCTGATAGAATCTGTAAAGATATGAATGAGCGTCAGAGAATCTTTGACCTCGTTGCTCAAGATGTTTTGGATAGAAGGCAAGAGGAGAGGGAGAAAAGAGAAGGAAGGGGCGCTCAACAGGAAACTATCGAGGAGCCAAAGCGAAAAGGCCCACGTGGGAAATTTGTATTCAAACCCTCAAAGCGCATGGTAGGTGTAAAAGATAAGGACGGAAACCAAGTTCTGGATGATGAAGGAAACCCTATACTACGGCCTCTTATGCAGCGTAGAAGAGTCCTTCCTAAAAGAATGAGTGAGAAGAAAATAGACCAAAAGACGGGGGAATCTGTACAAGGTAATATCTTCACTGAGGATATGAAAGATATCGGCAAAATAATTTATCATAATAGAGAGTTTTTCGACTCTTCATCAAACGCCGGGCGAATTAACAGTGTGTTTGGAGAACACCTTCCTGACATGGAGGATGAAGGACAAAGAATGCTGGCGGGTGCTTTGTTAGCGTCTGATTGGTTTCACCATAATGGGTCTGCCATCGAACACCCAGATGGTGAAAAGCCCCATTCATCCCACATTTTTGATGAGAATCTCCATCCTTTACGTAAAGGCGAAGCAGAAGGAATACCAGTATGGTCTACTATGCTTCGTCGACATGTAGAACCAGACGAGAAAGGACAAACTCAAGCACAACGCCATGCTGCCTTCCATCAAGCATTCGATAGACAGAATATCCATTCCGACTTATTCGCTCAATCTTCAGAAGATGATAAATTATACAAATATCTCATTCCTTTAGATGCTAAAATCAATACTGGTAAGCCCTCTTCAATGCATGAAGAATACGAAGAAGATTTCAAACGCTGGCAAGGTGATAATAGAGATAGCATAGAAGATATGAGCAGCAAAGAACAACGTAAAGCCCATCTTGACCAGAGGCAGAAAGAGTGGCAGGATAAGGACGGGTCAATGAAAATCCCTGTCGAAACACTTGACGAAGAAGCATATAATACAGCATATGATGAATACGCCTCGAGGTTAACCGAAAAGGGAAGAGAAGCGTATCTGGAAGACGCAGAAGAGGCTTTGAGAAAGAAACACACAATAACAAAGGACATTGAGATTCCAACTGGCCTTGGATACAATGCTTATTTCTATGGTCTTGAATGGAGGTCTCCAGAACAGAGAGCAGAAATAATGGCTCATCTTGCTATGTATGGTGGGAATAACCCAGAGCACCCTGTCCCCCATATGTCAAATGCGCTGATACAGAGAAATAAACTCGCCCGTAAAGAAGGAGAGTGGGATTGGATTGAGCGCCAATCTCAACTTCCGGGCTCAGTTCCTTCTTTCACACCAGAAGATGAAGGTGGTGAATATGAAGGCCGAGGGAATATGAATGACATCGACCCATCTATTCTCTATCAAGTAGCAAAAGAAGAAGGGGTTCTTGGGCCTTTATTGAATGCATATTATTCTAACATGGTCGGAGGAAAGGAATACATAGCGACTAAGAGGGGGATAGATGAAGTCGACATCCCTCAATTGATTAAAGAAAAAGATGCTGATGGTAAACATACAGGGCGAGATGTTCTGTCTCAGCCCGGCAGCGAAACTCAGAGAGGTTTACTTGATACAGAGACATTTGCTCGTTTAGCGCATGTCAATATGAAAAAGAAAGACGCACTTGGTATGGAATTAGGGTTTTCAGAAAATATCCATGAGCACCCTGATTATGGCCCGAAAACCAATACGAGCATAATTTCTCCAGATAATTTTCAATCCATCATGGAAGAGGCTGCTAAACGTTCGATAAGTCGCTCAGGGCCCTCTCGTGCCCGAAGGAACAGAGTGCACGCTTTGACAGGACAAAGAGGTGCGAGAAAGGGAATATCATCTTCATTCAATTTCATGCCTGAATCTGATGATTCTGGTGTGCTTTCTACTGCTGCTACATTCTGGCACACCCCATTTGCGATGGCTGGTGGCGCTAATCTTGATTTGAAACACGCAAAAGAAATGATGCATGACCGTTATGCACACGCAGAGGATGAGCATGGTACGCACTCTTTCATGCTATCTACTGACCCTGTAAGACATCCAGATGACCCACTATTGTGGAGGATGTCACACAACGATATCCATTTTCCTACTGTTCATCCTGCAGGTGTTAAATTACTAACATCAGATGAATTGGAATCTCTCAAGAGAATACAGGAGCGAGCAATACAGGGTGGTCCTGCGGCCCAAGAAGAAAGCGCTGCAGCGAAAAGAGAGCGAGAAAAGAGAGAAGCAGCGATGGCAGCATCTGGTAAACAAATAGCAGATGTCGACTTAGATAGAATATTGCGACGACGAGGACTCTTCTTTGAAAGAGGGCCTGTGCGAAGGGGTGTAACACTGAAAGACCCCCTCTGGGATTTGAGTCGTTATGATGTCAGGCGCAAAGACCATCCCGAAAGAGGGCAGGAAAAGGATAAACCATTTTTTACAAAGAACAATTTCAGCGCTCGTTATGCAACTTTGAGCCCTAAACTCCATGAAGATAAAAAGGAACAGAGAAGAAGTGGAGAAAATGAAAGACTCATGGATGGTATACTACATTGGTGGGGCTCTAATCCTAATGCTCATACAGATAGAGAATTCAATAGGTTAGAAGAAACTGATAAGGAAACTGAAACAGAATTAGATATGGGTAAGAAAACATTAGCATCACAAGCAAGAAGTTTTCCGGGCTCGGAATATGGGCACTCTCAACACTCCCTTATTTCTAATTCTAATCATTTCATGACAGCCACTAAACTTGGTTATCATAGGCCACATCACCTACCTTTCTATGCTACACCTAATGATAATGAGGTGAAATATACTTCAAGTCTGCGAAGCCCATTCCACCGGACCATGGATGAACATCTTGATGCAATCCGCCATCGTGATATGGTTAGTGCTGAGGCATACTTGAATCCAGATTACCCTGAAGAAGAGGTGGAAGAACAGAGGCATCATAAAATTTCACAAGACATACACGATAAGGCACATCAGCGTATAGAAACAGATTCTGATGCGATACATGATGTAGCAAAAAGAATCATTCAACAGTACGAGGAGCAGGGCATTCCTGTCATTGTGCCTAACCAACCTGAAGTGACACGAGGAAATCTTCACCATATCATGGAATTAGCAAATACTTTCCTTCACGTTAATGGTAGTGAGCAACATACTACTCATGGTAAAGCCAAGACCATCGACCCAGAATTCGAAAGGCTCGCTACAACAAGGCGAGACCACTTAGAAACAAAGGATGAGGGAGAGTACGTTGATTTCTATGGAGATTTGAAGAAACTTGTTGATGAGTGGGCATATCATCGTTCACAAGAGGATAAGGGAAGAGTCACATCAGATATGAATGATGAAGAGATGGCAAACGCATTAGGGATTAATTGGGCGGGTTTAGAAGCAGTTGCAGGTAGGGGTAAAGGGACTCATGAAATAGATATGATGAAAGAGATATTCCAGAATATACGAGACAAAATACCTCATGGAGAGCACAGGAATGCTATGTTCGCTGGCTCTTTGCCCAATTTACTTCATGGTTTCAGTACAGGTAAGATTGGAGAAGGTGACTATGACAAATTAGACGCTGAACAATTTGCTGAAACATATGGCCTGCCAATAACAGATGGGGACCTTGTTGGTAATCTCATGCTGAATGCACATAATACACATGGGCAAGGCAAAAAACATCGTCGCCACAACCCAAGTATGATTGAACAAATGGAGCATGCTAATACTATGTTCCAATCAATCCATTCTAATCCCGGCAGGTTGGGCAGGATGACTGCTTGGGGCGCCCCAGAAAGAGAGCGTGAATGGAAATCAGAAGGAATGAAAATCCTTCATCCACCAGAGATACCAAGAGATAAGGGGTTGAAGAAACGTAGACATGAGGCTATGACCGCACAATTGGGAGTCCCAACATATAACACCCATGTCCACCAAAAACTTCTGCGTGCTCATCAAGCGATGCATACGGTGTTATTGAGCAACCCCAATATAGAAAGAGGGGGCGAACAAACATATCAAGGTCAGCCTGATTTCGATTTAGAGGGCGAGAAAAGGTATGAATGGGGTATGCACCCTATCGAGCCAGTTCACCCAAATTCCTCTAATGTCGCTTCTTCCATTGCTAACTCTGCTGGTTTCAAGCGAGAAAATGGAGCAATCTATCCAAGAAACATAGGCGGTGTTATTGACCCAATGACTGGAAGCATTATGGGGATGCAAACTTTACAACAGAACGCATTTGTTCAAACACCGAATAACATCACACAATCAATGTTCGAAGACCATATTCAAGACCCTAACATGAGAGCGCAGGTTATGTCTGTCTCACCTTTACAGTCCACATTCCATGACATAAGAAACACTGGCGGATATCCTGTTGATATGAGAAAAGAGGATTCTTGGGTACCCCCAGTATTACCTATGCACCAGATTTTCACACTTGATGATTTGAGACATCTCAAAGGATTCAGTGGTGAATGGGTTGTACAAAGATGGCCAGATGGTATACATCTGATGGTAAGCAAAGAAGATGACAAAGTGAATGCTTACGATGAAGATGGAGACGCTTATCATTTAGAAGATGAAATCAAAGAAGATTTCAAAAAGATTTGTGAGAAATCTTTCATGGTTGACACTATCTATAATGGAGAGAGATACCATGTTGTGGACCTTGTTGGATTTCAGGGAAGCAATGTAATGGATATGCGCTCACATGAGCGACTTAAACTCCTACGTTCTCTTTTCACCAGCACTGAGAATATAGAGACACCGTCACCAGATAATCTTCGTGAAGGCAACGAAGACGAATTAACAGAACTTGTAGAGAATATACGAACTGACACACCAGTTCTTCTCAGAGATTCATTAACAGTGTATCCAAGGGGTAATCGTAGACACCCTAAGTGGGTACTCCTTGACCCCTCTCATTATCTCAATTTCATTGTTCTTGATAAGAAGGGGTCAGGATATAGATTGGGAGTGGGGCCGCTTGTTCAAACAGACGGGGTTGAAGATGTGGTTGTTATGAGAGAGGGCCAAGCCTACATGGATGTCGGCTCTGTCTTCAGGGCTAATGATGAGTATGAACCCGGAGATGTTGTTGCTGTTAATGTAACACGAGTCATTGAGAAAAAGACAGATGGGAGACCTAAGTTCATTGTTCGTGGAGGACGAATCGTCTCTCATGGTATTGGTTCTGGTATCACGAGCACAGAGACTTTACAGAATCTAAGTAGAAGAATCAAGGCTAAACCAAAAGCATCTGTTCGTAAATCAGAAGACTCTTTGCATATTGTTTTCAATGATATTGGAGAAGCAATCTATGGGTTGGACGATGGGCATATCATATCTATCACAACGGAGGAGGAAGATTTACTCAAAGAAGAATATATCATTACATTATCTGAAACATATCGTGATGAAGAATTACAGGAAAAAGAAGAGGTATATCCCTCAGCAGGAGATGGCAAGCCCTTGATTCCTAAACATAAACGGAAAGTAGCAGACGGAGAGGAAATTATAGAGAAGCCTGAAAGAAAGGCGCCAAACCTCCCTGAGCACCTTCAGATAAAGGCAGCAACGACCGCTGCACGTATCATGGATTTATTGTTGAAAACAAATGTTGCTGGTGTTGTTGGTAGCGGGGGTTATCCGGGTCCAAGAGGTCTTGGTATAGATTATGCCACGCCCATCTCCAGCCCCAGAGGGCCAACAAAACTTGAGCACGAAGCCACTTTACCAGATTTCGATTTTCCCAGAGAAACTGGTAAATTACGTGAAGAAAAGAAGAAGAAAGATGGATTTTACATGTCAGACGATGGTGTTTCTATCGATTATGACGAAGAAAGTGCAAACATATCTCTTTAAGTACCATTGCAATAAGTCATGAAGTCCGATGGCAATCGCTTTAGCACCCCAGCGAATCCTCCCCACCGGAGATTTGCAGGTCCTAAAAGGCAGCCAAGACCTCGTTTTAGCAGGTTATGCCAGTGTTGAACTGGTAGACAAGCAGGGAGACCTCATCACGAAGAACGCATTGAATGGGGCATTCAACTCCTTCATGGAGTCCCCCTTTAGAAATGTACAACTCTCACATAGTAATATTCAGGTTGGGGAAGTTATCCCTTCATATGTCGACTCGACTGGCAATGTTTGGAAGTCAGAAGTCGATGATTCAGGACTTTTCGTAGTTGTACGACTACGAGATGATATAGAAAAGGCGAGAGAAGTCGCCAATGAGATTCGGAAAGGTAACCTACGGGGCTTTAGCATCGGTGGTCAGGCATTCAAGCGAATGCAGAAGTCTGACCCTGAGCGTGGAACATACAACGAGATTTCTAATCTCGAACTCCACGAAGTCACAATATGTGAGAAAGGCATCAACCCAGAGGCAACTTTTCGAATTCTAAAAGAGGACGTAGAAAAAATGACTGACGAACCTAATGCAATGAACGAACTGTCGAACGTACTTGCTCGACTTGATGGACGGCTTGAAGCCATGGAAAAGGGCGAGATGCCTGACTTTATGGCAGACAAGAAGAAGCCCCCAGTAAAGGAAGAGGGAGATGAGGATGAAAATGATGAAGAAGAGGATGAGGAGAAAATGGCTTACTCAGATTTTGAGAAGAGCGAACTCTCCGATGTCGTCTCTGAGGAATACCTCAACTATCTTGAGGGAGTAGCCAAGTCATCCGGTGTGGATGTAGGCGCTGCCCGAGACCACTTCGATGTCAACAAGGCTAACCTCGGTTCCTCACCAAAAGAAATCGGTGACGGAGCAGAGCGCTTCGGCGGCCAAGCAAAGGGTCGTCAGCAGAGCGAAGGAAAGCCCTCATCCCGCAAAGCCGAATTCGGTGCAGGCGGAAAAGGAAAGGACTCAACTCTAAAGGGATTCGTCAACCCAGCGAGTGTCTCTTCCAGCGACCTCGAATCCGCTTACGAAGTCTTCAAGGCCGCTGCTCTTGAGCAGCAATACAAGGCTTACCTCGGTGAGCAATTCCAACATCGATTCGATGGCGAAATCTCTGCTGAAGTACAAAAGGCAGAAGCAGACGCCTTCGATGCACGAGCACCAATCGCTCACATCGAGAAGGCAGTCACCGGGCTTGCAGAACGCATTGACCGATTGACCGCCTCTGGTGGAGTGTCCATCAACAAAGCAGAAATTCCCAGTGTAGAAGTTCCCGAAACAACGGAACTCGCCAACATGTCGTGGGACGATGTCCACAGGCTTGCTGGAAAAGCAGTGAGGGGAAACTAAAGGAGGAATGAAGAATGGCAAGAGATTACATCCGCACAGTTACAGATATGGAAAGATACTACTACGGCGCAGGCAACTCAATGGGGTACACATACTCCGGTAGCGAGTTGCTGAAAGCCGACGCCCCAATGCTCAGTACGAGCGCTGGTACCTACCAAGCAATCTATGGTCGCAAGGTATGGAGTCAACTGAACCAAGAATTCAACGCCTTCAGCATCCTGCCGAAGAAGCCATGGGACCGAAGTGGTTGGAGAATCATCACTGACAAGCCATCTTTCACAGTTGGTGGCGGAGTTGCTGAGAACTCAACCCTTCCAGACACGACCAAGCCAACCTTCCTACATGTTGCAGCCAAGCCAAAGACAGTGGCTCACACCTTCGACATGTCAGAAGTTGCTATCTTCCTCGGCCAGAAAGATGACGGCCTTGGAGACATTCGTGCTGTCCTGAAGGAAGAAATGGGCAAGCACCACGCAGACCACGTCAACCGAATGCTTACGCAGGACCTTGACACCCCTGCTGCAAACGACTTCGAGTCTCTTGACCGTGTCACGTCTGACCCAGACAACATGACAACTGGGACAACCCACGTCAGCGCAACCACGGACCACGACATGTACTCAATCACTCGTGATGGTGGTTCCGACTTCCACAGCGCAGAAGTTGATGTCTCAACCACCAAGGGAACTAACAGGTCTCTGAGCCTCACCCTACTGGACAACCTCTTCCAGCAAATCTGGAAGCGTGGTGGAAACCCAAAGGTCATCCTAACTGGGTATGACACTCTGATGAGAGTTCAGCAACTTCTACAGAGCCAACAGAGGTTCATGGAAGAGCGCCGAATCGTCCCAACCTTCAACGGTGTAAAGGGCGTTCCCGGTATCGAGGCTGGATTCGTAGTGGCCACCTACAACGGTGTCCCAATCATTCCATCCAAGGACGTTACACAAGCATCATCTGGTATCAGTCGAATCTACTACTTCGACACTGATTACATGTACTTCAGCACAGCAATCCCCACCCAGTATTATGAGTCTGGTATCGAGACTGGTGACCCATTCGGTGTCAACCGCCTCGGTCAGGAAGGACTGTACCGAACAATGGGCGAACTCTGGACCACCTTCTTTGGTGCTCAGGGCTCGATACGGGATTTGAGTTGAGGAACTAAAAAGAAAAAAGGAGATGAAGAAATATGGCAGCAATAACGCACAGAGGAATAACCTACACTGCAAGTGCAGGTACACCGACTATGAACATCGACTTGCCCTTGTGGGCAGGAGTAGACCAAGACGACACGGATTGGTTGACGGCTTATCCGGGAGCATTGACCTCCTTCGCCGCTCGCCAAACTGATGGAACAAACAAAAGGCAGCCACGCTTAGTGAGTATCACTCTGGCTGCAGATGTAACAGAGGGCGCAACACTGACATTGAGTGGACAGTGCACAAAGATTCTATCATTCATAGCACAACGTGCTGACGCAACTGCAAACGTAGCAATTGTACACACAAGCGATTTGGTTCTGACCTTTGACATGGAAGCAACCGCTGACGGCACCACGGATGACCTCACTGCAATGGAACTCTGGTTGATTATTACTTGAGGTGGCTGAATGCCAACGATAACCTATGTAGGGCCTAACGCTCGGCAGAGGAACTCAGTGGCTCGCCATGATGATTTCATCAGGAACAGGCCACAAGAGTTCTCTCCTGAGTGGATAGAAGAGCATTCGGTCCATTTCACGGGTCCACATTGGAGAATTGAGGGTCATTTCACTTCTGACCCAGTCGTAGAAACAGTAGATGAAGGAAACAACGGTACCCCTGATTCAGAATGGAACCGTAATGACATCAAGAATTGGCTCAATGATAACAATGTGGACATCCCAAAGGGATACAATACGAAAATCAAACTCCTTTACCTTGTGAAGCAACATCTTGAAAAAGAAGAGTCTTCTGAGGAAGACGAGACGGAGTGATAAATTATGGCAGCAGGAAATACAGTTGACGCACGAACGCATGTAATGGGCGACCTTTACATGTTAACAGGGACTTTTACAGATGGTGGCACCGATGTGTCGTATGATGGTCACATCTCTTCAGTGCTCGCTGCTGGCGGCCATGTCACCAGTATTTACGATACTGGAATCAAACTCAATGATGGGGATGATATGGCAGTCGGTGATACGGCAATGGTTGTCGACACTGTAGATGTCAGGCTCCACTTCAATGTTGGAGAGACAATCTACAACACTTCAGGTCAGAGAGTGGGGGTCATCACGGCAATCGCAAGCGCAACTGGACTTACTATTGGTGCTGGTGTCTTGGTGGCTATCGCTAACAACGCTAACTTATTCAAACTCGGTCCAGACCAGAGTGCAGTAACTCTCAATGACGGGTCACTTTCAGTGAGCGTTGACACGACCAACAAATATGTCGTCTTCGGCAATGGAAACCTTGGAGCAGCCAGCACTGCTCACACCCAAGACGGACAATGGTGGATACTCGGCAAGCGCTGATGGGGGTTGATGTCCCATGGCGCTTCCCGCAATCAATACCCAAGTCTTCAGATTTCACGCCAATGGTCCTTATTGGACTGGTTTGTCTGTGAAAACTGCTGTTGCTATTGATAACTCTGGTACAGAGACAATCGTCACAGAAGATGCAGCAGACGCTCAAACTGATTTTACAACTGCTAACGCTAATCTCATCTTGAATCCAAATGCTAAGATGAACAGCGCTTCTCGTCTATATGTTCGTAATGACGAAATCAGCCTTACTAAACCCGGATTCACTTTCATTGGATGGGTGACTGCGACGAATGTAGGTTCTGACCCTGAGTCTTTCACACTCCAAGAAAAGGCTTCGCTTACCCTCCCAGAGCACGCTAAACTTTATTCAGATACATTCTCACCAATGTTGAATGGTAGAGTCATCGATATTTTGGCTGGAGCAAGCAGTTCAGTGACCGATACCAATGTCACAACTTCTCGTGGAGAGATTATTGTTACAGTCAGTTTTGCGTGATGATGTATGGTCGACACCTTAGAACTCAAGGATATAGAACGATTATCCAAACAAGGAACAAAAATCGCCTCTTCTGTTGGCGAAGGTAATGTTACCAAGAAAGAGAACCCATTAGAGGGTATAACTCAGAAACAACGTCTACGTAACGCTCGTGTGCGTGATATCTTGAATATAGGTTCAGGCACACGTTGTCAGAACTGTGGACTTTTGCATTTCTGTTGGGTAGAAAATTGCTCTTCTTGCAACAAGCCTATGAACTTCAACCTTGGAGACAGGGACGACAAGAACAGGTTGTGAGTATGCGTGCCAATGGTATTCAGTCCCGGAGAACCAGAGGTAAGACCTCTTTACCCATCTGAGATAGTTTATACTACAGCGCAAAAAGTAGCGGACCTTCTTGATATAGGCCCACAAGAAGCAGTAGCAGTCAGTGCTGATTCAGAGTCTGATAGAGTCTATGTTACTGGTTCGGACTACCGTAGCATTGGTTTCGCTGTAGGCGATACCATTCTCATTTACAGTGATGCTCAAGCATTAGGGATTGAAAAGACAATCACATCCATCGCAGAAGGAGGGTCTAATGGAGTAGCCCTTTATTTCACGGGCTCTTTCTCTACATCAGATTATCAAAGCGCTGACAATACATATGTGCAGAATACTGCATCATTCACCAATGGTAGAACCCGTGGAATAACTAAGAGCAAAGTAGAGAATATCATTCTACGTATGCAAGATAAGATAGATAATATCACCAAGAGCGCATGGAGGCCTTATCTGGTATCTGCAGAATATCTCAATTTCGATACTTACAAGCCCTATAGACGCCGATATTACACAGATTATGTAGGGACTACCCCACTTTTATTCCGTAACATACAACAGATTCTTCGCCTTGAATTGTGGCAAGGAGATGACTATCGTGAAATCGGTGCTGCAGAAGCACGTATACAAATTTCAGATTATAGCGAATTGAGTGGGGACAGCGTCTATCTCGCTCCCGGAAATGGTTCTGTAGGGACATTGACTGTTGGCACTGGTACTACAAACTGGCGTGCAGATTTTGATAACATTACTGCTGCCCAGAACCTTGCTGACCTCATCAACAGAGAAGATAGAGTGGGGAAGACAGCGGTCGAATTCTCACCCACATTCACCCTTGAAGGCTCTACTTCTAACGTTGCTGTTGATAATGAGTTCCTTGCTTCAGCGAACGCCGACTATGGTGGAGGGAAGTTAAAGGTCACATCTATGAGAGATGGGGCGGCTGGGGAGACTTGCACAATCGCAACAAGCGATACTACTAACATATCTTTATCTCAGACATCAACAGCCACTACAACCAGCACGTCTGTATCCAGTACAACAGTGAATGTTGCCAGTACCAGTGGCTTTGTTGAGAAAGGTGTACTCCAAGTAGGGAATGAAGTATTGAGTTATACAGGTACTACAGATACTACGTTTACTGGGTGCGCTAATGTCAGTGGCACACCTTTGACGACTTTGAACACTTCAGGGACCAGTATCACCCAACATAAATTTTCGATTGATTTCCAAGGCGGTTCGGCTATAGGAGACCACGCTCGCCTTCGAGATTGGTGGCTTGATGCTGAATCAGGTATTGTTTACTTCAACAATTCTTATCCCTTCTTCGAGTGGAATGCAGTCAAGGTAGCGTACATCTATGGTGAGCGATATCTTGAGAGAGCGATTGAAGACGCTTGTACAAAACTGGTCGCAGTTGACCTTCTACTCTCTGACGACCGTTCAGTCCTCATCCCAGAAGGAACCAGCAATGTTAGTTTGGAGAATAAGATTCGTATCTTCGATGAAGACGTGGCACGTACTCTGGGTAGGTACACAGAAGTAGTGGTGTTCGAGTGAAGAAATCTTACCTTTCTAAAGATATCAAAGCGGCTTTACAACCTGCTGTGCAACACTACAGAAAGTCACATCCACCTGAAGTATATCATAAGTTTGAACGCATAGAATGGGAGGCTGCGGGCTATAAGCGTGGAGAAGACGGCTGGGTCAACATACAAAGTGGGATGCCTCCGGGCGAGCAACAAGTACAGGCTGTCGAGAAGGCCATAGAACGCCAGATGCAATCAGCATCACAATATATGAGAGACCTGATGGAGGACTGAAATGGCTACAGAAGCAATCCCCCTTGTTGTCTCAATCCTTGATGATAACTGGACTCGGGCGAATACAGATAACATCAAACCTGTCGTTACAGATATCACAACAGTTGACCCAGAGCGTGGAAAGCGTATCGACCTTTCCCGCAGCGATTACGTTCTTCTCTATGAGACCGCACACAACGAAGAGGCACCTGAACTCTTCTATGATTTCGTGAACACACGTGTGAACCTGACCATAGATTGTCGCACCTCTCGTGGCCGCAGTCGATTAGAGAAGATAGAAGATGAACTCCGACGAGTCATTCACCTGAAAAGAAAGGGCGATGCGACAAATTATGACCGTCTTTTGTTTAAAACTCGGACAGATTTATCCGATAGAACCAAAAGAATGCACCGTATGACCTTTCAAGTAGAGGTCGTGACTTTAGCAGAGGCCATCGCTTGAACTGAGGAATAAACATGCCGTCAACAATATATCGTGGTGATTTAGCAGAGATTTCGTTTGGTCACGAGAGTGGGCTATATTTTGAATATGATGTTCCACGCTCTTTGCGTTTTACTATAGAGAATGACGCATCACATGATACTGCTACAATTAAATTCACTGCTTCACACGGGAGCGATAATCTATTGGTTGACTCAAGTCAAAACCTCATGTATCCAAAGAACCTGTTGGTCGGCGCCAAAGTTCGTATCAAGAGCGCAAGTACGTACAGCAGCGACGATTTATCAACAGGAGCAGTGTTCACTGTCGTTGCTAACAATGAAGACGAGATAGAAATCGCCCCTCGACTAACTCACAGTGGGTTAAGTTCAGCAGTTGCAGCAGCAGCCGGTGATGCAATCATGATTGGACCACTTGGTGTTCCTTCTCCAGATATATCGAATTTCACATATCATACCTCTTCTGCTGTAACGGCTGAAAGTGTTCTTACAGACCAGTTCGTTGGTTTAGTCTCTAATATCACTCTACCTGAGACGAAAGTCGATATCAAGCGATATCAGGTAGTGGGTCTTGGTAGAGATGTAGCAGTCCAAGCACCCGGAAGATACACACATACTGGCGGCTCCTTTGAGGTGAATCTCCACAATGCTCGTTGGTTCTACTATTGTCTTGGTACAGAAGTAGCAAAGGCGTCTGCTGCGGCTAACCCATTCAAGATTGCCGGTGGAACCGACCCTCAGACCCCTATGTATCTTGATGCTGATATAGCCCCCGGTCAGAATTGGCTCCAAATAACAGCAACCGGGTGGGGTGGTGGGTCTGCTATGGAGAATGTTCGCCATACAGCGGAAGGAACTCTTGTAGCCGTCGGAGATTATGTCGTTGTGAATGATGCTCAAGTTACAGTTGATTCAGGCACAGCCAATAATTACCTTCTACCTGTTGTCCAACACAGAGAAGTAGAGTTGGCCAGTGGAAAACCGGCTGCTCTCAACATCTTTGGAAGTGGCTCAGACGCCCCTCATATCAGCCCGGTAGAAGCAACACGTAGATACGAGATTCGCCGTATTGTTGGTATCAACGCTGCTGGTCGAATATATGTGGATGACCCGTTCAATTTCGCTCATGAAGCCACTACTGAAACAGTACTTGTCACGTTCTTCCAATTCAATTCTGATGACAGCGAGCAAAGCCCTAACCTCATTACTACTGGTACAACTGCTGGGAGCCTACAGAACCCAGTCACTCGTTTGATTTACAGTCGTTCTACAGTCCCTTCTTTCGCTCTGGAGACATCCATCAGGAACAGAGACCTTGGCTCATACGGAACCTCAAATGCTGAACAAGATGAAGCGGCACCCGGTTCAACCAATGATACTAAACAACTCACTCGTATCTTCAAGGGGTGTAAAGTCACATCTTTCACATTCACAGCAGATACAGATGCAGCAGCACGGTTACAGGTCAATTTCGATTCGCAGATGGAATACACTGATACTGGTCGTCTTGATTCTGGGGACGAAGTTGGTGACGCTATAGGTGACCGTTTCATTGCTCATCGAATGTTTGAGAACACTGCTAACACCCCTGCAGCAAGGAAAGAGGCAGGAATTGAATCTGGAACCCAGAAACCATTCTTCTTCTATGACGGTACACTGACTCTTGGTGGGCGCTCAATCGCACGTGCTACTTCGTTCACTCTTACTGGGAATAACAACACTACTCAGATATACACGATTGGCGGCAATCCTCAAGATTCTGGACTCACTGCTGACACCCTTGTAAAAGACGCAATACCATTCGGTGGTAAGCATAGCCCATCTGATGTGGTAGAAGGAAAAACGGACTACAGCCTTTCAATGGAAGTTATACTTGATGACCCCATCTTCCTTCACGAACTTCGGTCTGCTAAATCATTCAGTGACAAAGACGACAGTATCCGATTATCATTCCTTAAACAAGGCGCAACAGGTACACGAGAACAGATGACCATCTGGCTTGAGGATTTCATGCTCTCAGAAGCCCCAATCCCAATCCCAGAAGATAAGGGGGCTGTTAGAGCCACACTCAACATTCTACCGAAGACGATGCGAGTAGTAGCGACAGATACGCTGGGGCATTCTTGAGGTGATAAGATGTCACGAAGAATCAGCCTAAACCCAAGTACAGCGAATACATACAACTCTTCTCTCCCAATAGAAGTAGTAGAAGAGCCAGAACCAGAGGTTTTCGACCCTCTTGCTTCTAAGATAAGTGAGGACCCCTTTCCTGTAGAGAATAACACTACACCTGTTGAAGAAGAAACACCTGTTGAAGAAGAGGTAGAGGAAGCACCTGTAGAGGAAACTGTTGAAGAGGCTACTGAGGAAGTAGTCGAAGAAGACAATTACCCTTCACTGACAGTCCCCCAACTCAAAGCGCTATGTATCGAGCGTGAACTCAAATCAAGTGGCACGAAACTCGAACTCATAGAACGACTTCGTGCTGATGACAATTCCGAAGAAGAGGCAGTCGAGGAGGCTCCCCCTTCGGAGGAAACGGAGGCCACCGAGGAATCGGTCACCCCCGAAGAAGAAACAGTAAGTGAGAACGATGTCGTGGATAGAGGAATTGAAGAAGAGTCGGGAAATTGAAATTGAAGTCCCAGTAGAGGACAATTTGCTGAAGGTCTGGCTAAAAAGACCCAATTTCGTAGACGTGCAGCGAGCCTTGAAGGTACTTATGTTACAAGGTGAAGATGGCGTTTCTTTCGATGTACCAGCATATAACGAACATATTCTCACAGAATGGGTCATTCGTACAGAGCCTGAGATGGAAAGGGGGGATATACTCAATCTCCCTTATGAAATAGGAAAGGGAATCGTAGAGAAGATGATGTCTCCAATGGAGATGATTCAGTTAGCCCAAGGGGATTTTACGAGGCCCGAGGGAAGCGGGTCAGAGACTTCCTCCGAAACACCACAATGAAGGAGCCAGATGATTATCAATTAAGCATACAGGGAGTGGCATACAGAGTAGCAAAGCATTTCGGGTGTACAATGACGGACGTGATGGAGATGGATTATGATGACGTGGTCATGCACGCTTCATGGGCAATCTCCATGGATGAGATTCGTGCCGAAAAAGCCCGAGATGCCAAAGCATCCGGTGAATCCATTAATGTGGATTATTCCCAGCACTTAATGGAGGGGATGTGGTAATGGTAGAGAATTTTGAAGGCATAAACACCAAAGTAAGGGGCCTCAACAATATGTTGAAGGTAACTAACGCTGAGATGAAATTCTTAGAGAAATCATCTGGCGCTGTAGCAAATAATATGGCAACTTCAGGAAAGATGTCAGGAGCATTCAGTGGGATGCTTATACCACAACAATCCATAGATAATATCAACAAACAATTTGACGACCTTGGGGCAGATGCCGCTAAACTTTTAGAAGACTCATTGGCAGTAGATTTCGACTTTTCTGCGTTAGGAGAACAATTTGCTGATTTGACTTTAGGTGATATTACCCCTGAAAAAATGGCTGAGTTGCAAGCCGCTGCTGACGGACTGAATATTGACCTCAATGCAGAACTCATAGCATTAATGGATATGATGACGGGTCAGACAGACCTCATTCCTATGGATGATATGCTGACCTATACATTCGAAACAGACGCAGAATTGGAGAAATTCCAGAGAATGATAGGACTTGAAGGGGAATTCCAAAGTGAGAATTTAGACGGATATCTTACCTATAATTTCCCAGTGGACGAATCTTTACAGAGTTTCTATGACCTTATAGAAGGCAAAACTGTGACTGAAGGCCTTGATGGTTATCTCGATATATCAGGATTTGAAACACCAGACGAACTGAAGAGATTCGAAGATTTGCTCTTGATGACGGGTGACTTCGAAGCGGCTGATTTCAAGATGGGGGAACAGAACAATCTCCTCGTTAACGCTGAACGTGGAACTGAACTGAACGAATTCATGCATCTGATGAATGGGCGCTCAGAATACATCCTTCTCTATAAGACAACCAAACATCAAATTGATTTGATTGAGACTGAACTTGAGAAGGCTGAAAATCTGAAGGAACTTCGTGATATGTTGAAGGGTGAAGGGGATTATGAAGGGATACCCGGCTGGATTAGCGATTTAAATGATACCAAAATGAATGTTAACCACACATTCGATATGGCTAACGCTGGGGCAGGTGGTGGAGGCGAATCAGGTCTTGGAGAGATGTTTTGGGGCGCATTTAGTGCTTTATTGAAATTTGGAAAGACGGTAGGAGGGGTAGCAGGGGAGGGTTTACAGGTCAATCCGGCTCATGATGGTGGTATATTTTCAGGGCCTAAAAGTGGGTTCCCTGCGACACTTCACGGTACAGAAGCAGTAGTACCTCTTCCTGATGGAAAATCGATTCCTGTATCTATGGCTGGCGGAAGCGGGATGGTCTTCAATAACACATTCAATCTTGGAGGAGGGTCTTCAAGAGAATCGGCAAGAGAGATAAGCAGAATAATCCAAGATGAATTGAGAAGAAATCTTGGAGGGGCGTCCATGAGAGGTAGGCTCTGATGGTAGTTGTATCTGGCGTTCCTATTCGCCTCGTCCAGAAAAATGGGGGCCTAATCCCTCTTTATGCTACAACTTTCACTATGGGTGTTACAAGAGAAGTGGGGTCTAACTCTTGGTTAGGAGGCAATGCGCTTCGAGTAGGAGTGGATATGAATGTCCCGCAACACAGTCTTATCATCGACTTACTTTTCACTGATGACACGGAATATGCCACTGCTCAATCTTTCACATCACTACCAGATGTTGTAGAAGCACGTAAAGCAGCAGGTGCTATTCACTTTGATAATGGATATGTGGTTGACGATAATGGTAATTTAACAGGAGAAAAAGTACCCGGTATTGATGCTGAATTATATTTCCATACAGACGTAAACGACCCCACCTCTAAAAACATCCAGTTTCAAATACAGACTCAAGATAGAAAGGCTGGTTTACTCACTGGGACGAATGGAATTATTGTTATTGAAATAAACCATACTCTATCATTAACTACACCATTTGTACAGAAATATGCGAAACAACCTGCTTCATTTCGAGTATCACATGATATGACTCAGGTTAATGGAGTGCCGAATTGGGCGAACATAACAGAGGCGATTGTTGCTGTCTTTGATTCTGGGGTTAGTAATGAATCAGGCGGGATAGATTATTCGGGCGATATTCTGGTTAATGGGGGAGACGGGAACGACATACCGTTTGATGCATTCGAGGCCGCTCAGATAGGAGGTGTTAACCAAACTGGAGTCAGGATTACATCTAAACAAGGAGGGTCCGCAATAAATGGTATGGAGTTCAATTTCACAGAACTCAATACATATCGCCCTGAGACTATTTCCTTCAATGGTGGGCAGGAAAGGAATTCAAGTTTTCAGGGAAATAAATCTGCTGGGGATAAAGTACAAGATTTGTTAGGCCTTGTGAATAATTCTTACAGTGGGGGTTTTTTTGCTGGGCTGGTAACAAATCTGTTTGGTGGCGGTATCTTTGGGGGACAAGGAAGCCAAGGTAGTAGTGGTGGTTATGGTACTGGAGGATTATGGTATAGCATATTTACTTCAGTGTTTGGATTGAACGAAGAGCAATGTATAATGCCCCAACCACAATTTGATGACGATTATGTAGTAGGAATACAGATACCCTATTCGTCATTATTGCACAGCACACCCTCTATACCAAATCCTGTTAGAAATTTCTTCTTGACCAATGGTAGCATCCATCCTTTGAGAAAGGGGGCGTTAGTGAATACATATGATGCGACAAATGACTTTCAACCAAATGCTTCAGGGGTAGAAAAATGTGGTATTGAAGGTGTATTAGCCGATTTTGATGTGACATATAATGCGAGTGAAAGTATCTATGAAGGGAAATTGAAGTTCTTACCACTGGAGAAGTTGTTGTAATGGGGAGGCTTGTTCCTATTCGGTTAGCAAAAAGAGATGGTAGTCTCATTCATCTCGATGCTGAATCGTTTACTATTGGTGTTAATAGAGAAGTAGGAGCAATGAATGTGCTGTTCACACAGGGATTGAGGGTTGGTACTGATATGAACCAATCAAGATTGTCTATCATTATAGATGTGGTATTCATTGATGATGACCCTTCTGCCCTTGTACCTGCGAGTGATAGTGGGGGCAAACCAAGTATGTTTGTCACATTTGATACAATGAGATACCTTTCAGAATTTATAGCACAGCCCGGTGACCAGTTCGGCCCCGTTCTTCCTTCAGAAGGAGAGTTTCTCCATCCGTACTATGATGATATGAAATTTCTTTTCACTTCACATGACCGGAAAGTAGGCAAATTGACTGGGGCTGATGGATTAGTAATTGTTAGACTATCTCACGACCCAGCCCTTTCTTCACCATCTATCAGTGGGACCGTAGATAATAGCACGACACCATTAACAGGTATTACTTCTGTTAAAAGAATAACAGTATCGCATAACCTTGCCACATTTGCTAATGTAGCAGCAGCGTTCCAAGCAGCGTTCACAACTTCTGCCCCTGCCCTTGGAATCGCAATGGTGGATGGTGGTAGTAACCAGAAATTGTCCGATGCGTTCAGTGCTTCAATTAGGGATGGATATGTTACAGGTACTTCTAATGCTGGTGTGACTGTGACTTCTGTACAATCGGGATTGGGGTTGAACGCCGCCTATCCTGATATTATACTGTCGGGGGGGACAACCATCCCGTACCATACCCCATTTGGTGGCGGATACAATCCTATAGTAACACAAGCGGGATTCGCCTTTTCTGCAGCGGAAAAGGTACAGAATATATTGGGTATTGTTTCTAATTCAAATGACAAAGTTGGTAAAGATAGCAGAGAGAATATATCTGAAGATGTAGAATGGTGGGGAGAAAGGTTTGGTAATAGATTTGATGTGATGAAAACTAACGATGATTATATTGTGGGATTACAAATACCATATGAATCTATTATTGCTTCCGGTACCAATCAAGGCAGAGTGTTACGAAACTTCTTTTTGACAAATGGAAGGACCCTATCCGCCCATAAAGGCTCTGAAGGGAATATCACACTCGCTACTGCACCATTTAACTCAGAAGGAAACGGGCAAGGAAAGGCAGGGATAGAAGTCCAAATTGACGCTTTTGATTTTACATATGATGCTGGTGATAATTTGTATAGGGGGAAGATTTCGTGTCTTCCGGTGGATGCTATAATGTAGGTGGTGAAAGGATGTTATTAGGTCAGAACACTCATGCCTTTCTCTTTGATGGGGTTTCAGATTCCATCATTATACCATATTCTGGTTTTCATCGAGAAGGGGTTCCCGATAAAGATGGCTCTTCCTCATCGGGTACTATCAATACAAACTTTCCTTCTTCTCGTAAATCCCCTCTTTCACCACCTGCCAATTTAGGTATAGATGCCTTTGTTATCCCTGATTGTGGAGGTATCATCGCTTCACAAGAGGGTAGGTTCAAATTAGAAATGGGGTCTGTAGATACCCCCGGACCAGCAATATTCACGGTGTTTGGGAAAACCAATTCAGGGCCAGTTGTCTATACAATTGATACTGCCCAACTTAATTCGGATGAAACACGATATGTAGGCCACACATATCCTGAACACACAGATACTGCTTTCAATTCATACAATCGATTCATATCTTCATCTGATGATGCTACATCTCTCAATATCAATTCTCGCCCCCTATATCATATACATGCGAGTGCCCAAATGGGCTCGCTCTCTTTGAGTATTAATGGGCGTTTGGTAAAGAAATTACCAATCAGTACAGAATTCCGTTTCGAAGATACTACAGAGCCGATTTATCTTGGTGGAAAGGGCGGTGAATATAGGGGTTCAATTGAATCAATCTCTTTTTCGCATGATGGTGACCATAAAGCATACCCTGAACCTATGACTCTTAGAAACCAACATTTCGGTCTATATCGCTTTGAAGAACCAACAGACGTGTCATCTGAAATATATGAGGTAGCATCATTCACTGCTCATAGTGATGGAAGCACAAAGACCATGACGTTGAGTGGCTCTGATGCTTTAACTAAGGCCCAAGCACTTATTGAAAGAATTACAGGAAAGGAGTACGACTCTTCTAACCCTACTATCACCTTAACAGATTCACCATACAGTATGGGTAGTTATGATGTGGCAAGCCATAGTGGTGGTAGTTTCTCAACTGATTATATCCCTCACACCCCATTGAACATCCTCATGAATCCGGGCGCTCTTCATCTTGGTACAAAGAAGCCCAATCAAAAACCACCAGAAAGGCTCCGTGTTACATCTATCAATGGTAGTTCGGGTGTTATCGGGGTAGAAAGCATCCATATCGATTATGATAATGGTACTCGAAGAGGAGCGCTACACGATAGAACAAATGGTGATGATGGTTATTTCGTCCTCATTTTTTCTGATATACTCATTGATGGTGGTACTGGTGCTCCGGTTCAGGCAACACATAGAGGTTCCCAATTCATTGACCGTGTAGGTCAGGTTTTGATTGATGAGTCTGTACATGGTAATCATGGCATGTTCTATAGTAGTAGAATGGCGACACAAACTCTGGACACTGACAACCCATTCGCTATTAATTGGCCATCCGCTTTGAGCGACACGTTCCAAATAGGGCATAGTGGGCGACATGGCTTGAATAATGTCCAAGGGCACGATTTCTTACGCCAATTACCACCCGGAAGAGATGAGAGATTTGAGCGCTCTACAGATGTTCTGGTATCTAATATAGAAGTGGATTATGACGCTACTTTCCAGAACGTTTCTTCACACATACCTGTGAATTCGGAGGTCTCTCTATTCAAAACAACTACCCCTGTGAATATACACGGTGCTCATAATACAGGTATGGCTTTCACCTTGGTAGAAAATGGAATGGCTGGATTAGATAATACACAACGTGCTCCTATAGCCATAGGTGGCTCTGGGACAAAGACCAATTCTTCAGATACGGAGTTAGATTTCCGTCCGTTCCTTTTACGAGCACCAATTGTAGAATCGGGGGATGTCAGTACAGGGGATTCAATATACAATAAACATCTAACACCAGTTTCTGAAAGTCGTATTGCTATTCTCAAAGTCCCCACATTAGCAACACACGACCTTGCTCCATATGTCCATCTGCATTACAATGCTGTTGACCTTACTGGGGAGAGCATAAAATATCAAGCGTCTACAAGGGCGTCAGGTTATTCTGGTACAACACTTACTGTGAATTCTACTAAGGGGTTTGCTGCTACTGGGACATTAACAGATAACTCTGGGACCAGTACTTCTTACACAGTTGCTTCGGATACTACATTTACAGTCTCTTCTGGTCTCTCTTTCGCATCAGGAGATATTGTTCGTTCTGATTTGACTGGCCCCCTCCTTCTCATTGAGAAGATGGAGCCCGACCCCACCTACGTTGTATCGGGGACAACAACTGTTCTTGATGTGATTCATAGTGATTTAGCGGATGCTGCTAAAGACACGTTCATCATAGCGCCGGGAGGAGTCCTTACAATATCGCTTGAAGATAAAGGGTTAGGCCCACTCTTAGATGACCACTCTACTATAGGAGATGATAGAGAGGGTCGAGATGTTGAAGATATCCTCGATGATTCACTTTCACCCTTGAATTATGTCCCATCTGGAAGCGGAGACGCCCCACAGAGCCCACCTCAGCACATCGTAGAACATTTCACTTCCAACTCCTCTCCCTCTTCTGTGTTCCATCGTGGTGTTATTGCCAGTGAAACGAACGAGAATGTTACTACGTTGTCTGTTGGTGACCTTGATACAAGCATAGAATTGTCCCCACTTAAATCTGAAACTGGGACTGGTGTTTTTGACATACCTTCGACAACACAAGCAGCAGGGATGTTTGAATCATTCGATATTATTGATAATATGGTTTCTGATGGGAGATACAAACTTCTGGTTCAGCCTACTCAGAGATACAGAACTGCAATCCTTTCAGGCATACGTGGTAAATTCACTGATGTTGATAATCACCAATTAATCGTTCATTATCTTCTCAGTAGGGGTAGAGTTCTTTCTGTTGAAGAGCAAATCAGTGAAACTGCTTTGACTGCACGTGTTATAGCACGTGGCCTTGAAGGAGATTTAGTAAGCCGCTCTGATACTGATATTGTTGGGAAGGGCTCTCCTGATTCGAATATTGTGAAGGAAATCATGCCCGGAGCCCCAGTAGTAGCAATGACGCTTGGTGGCCCCGGACAAGGTGCAACTAATACCAAGCCAACTTGGGACCCTTCACCATTCGCCCGATTAGGTGGTAATCTTCGTCGTGATTCCTCCTCGTTGACTACGTCTACTTCATCTACAACTCTTGTTACTCAACCATTGAACAACACATCGAGCGACCTTGCCAGTTGGGGGACATATGGATTCCCAAAGAAAGGCCGAATCTATCTGGATAGTGGAGCAAGTGCGTATTATGAATCGAAAACAGGGACTACTTTCACTTTCTCTAATACTGATGCACTGAAAGATGCAAAATTCCTCCTTGCTGATGGTGGCGCTTCTGCTACATTTGCTGCTTGGCTAACTGCCGAATCTGTTGTTGCAGGCACTGTTATTCATGTAGATGGTGAATTTGGAGATGAAAGCATATGTCCTGATGGAACGACTGTCAATGATAGGCTGTTTCAACAAGGCTCATCTGTCACACATGATTACCAGTTAGGCACACAATATGCGTCAACACGCGCTCTTGTTGAGATTCCAATCTTCCCTGACCAAGTATTTGGTGACCCCAGCAAATCACTTTTTGTTGGTCCTGACAATTCGATGAAACTCCACTTAGATGCTACTTACACAGCACATACTTGGAACCCAAACCCAGTTGGCAGACGCCCTGATTCTGTATCACCTAATGACCGTGTGGCTGATTCAGCGTTCACTCTCTCACGTGAACTTGGAGTAGAACACATTGGTACAACTATCACTCGCCCATTCGAAGATACTGGTTCAAGCACTTATGAGTTATATGTACAAGACGCATCCATCTTCCCTGACCAAGATGCAAGTGCCACTACGATAAACTCCATCAATGGGGCAGTACGCCATCATCGAGCAGTATTACCATCTGGAGAATGGTTCATCTATGCTACAGTGGACACAAGTAATAACAAACTAACAATCCCAAGTACTGATAGTTGGGCTATTTCGGATAATTTCCTTAGTGAGGCTATCACGGGGGTACAGGTACAAATTGTACCCGGCTCCCCTTCTACGCAGATAGAGAGAATCAGTGATGGGGAATGGAACAGCACTGGTGCTGAATTCCGTTCTTCATATCATTATGACCGAGCGAATGTCCAGACCCAAGGGGGGAACGTTGACTATGGCCTTGGGCAATATGTAAGTGCTGTAGAGTTCAGAGCAGGCCCACGAACTAACCCTCATCTTCCAAGGATATCTTCTAAGCGTGCAAGAGCAATTGTGCACACTAATTTCTCGGGTACAACCCCAAATCTAATTCTTGAAGACGCATCTGAATTGCCCACAGGAGAAGCGTGTAATATTCACTCAGGGTATAAATTTGAGATATCATACATAGATGCCAGTGCAGGAAAGAAAACAGCCACATATAGTGTGCTTTCGGGTAACACACTCGCTCTTACTGATATTGCAAGTGGGTTTGCACCTACTGCTGGTACAGAGATAATTGTTGAGCGCTTTTATCATGTTGCTGGCAACGTATATCCTTTGGTAAGAGATGATGTTGCTCTCAATAGAAAATGGTTGAACCCATATGCGCCCGGTGGATTGCGCCACGGGGATACAATATGGATGAATATGCATTTCACTAACCCCCATGCTGTTGAAGGCCTGTTCTGTAAGAGTAGAGGTGTGCTTGATGAGAGTAAAGTGAGTAAACATTTCAATGGGGGCATGGGTGATTTCGCTACCCGTCCTCGTGATTCCATCCCTATAGAGAATTTCTTGATAGGGGATACTTGTATTGAGACTGCTGCTAACTTCATTCAACACGTGAATAAAACGATTGAATTGAACTGGGCTGAGATTGGCCGTTCTGGGACTGCTCCTATCATCGCTTTCTCTGACCCATATCAGTTCACAGAAGAGCACGCACGCATATTACTCTATGATGTTGAAGGTGACAAAGAGTTCATCGCTTTCCAAGATATGTGGATGCAGGTTCAAACATCTGCTGAGGTACCACATATAGGTACTCGCACCCCTGCTGCCACCTCTGGTGCTTTAGCAGATGATTCAGACCGATTAGACGTAGCAGCAGGGTTCCCTTCAGAAGATAAACATCTGGTTCACACTAACAAATCCCTCTTCGTAGAATCAGCATATGCCCATTCTGCTGCTGGAAATATGCTTGCAAACAAGCATCACGGGCAAGATATTGCTATCGATGGTTCCATATCCACTGCTTCAAGCAGAAGGACAGCAGAAGAGAGTGTGGATTCTGCTACTGCTTGGGAGAAACACAGACAAGGCATACTCACTACAGACACCGAATTCAGGGACGGGAATACTTTCTTCGATACTCCTGATGGTACTCGTGTTATCCCTGCATTCCTATGCCTCAAGGGAATTCGGGCTACTGCTGTTGATTTGAGTGGGCATCGTGATACTCGTCTTCAGCATCTTCCACAATGGAAAGATATGGAGTTCACTCGAAGAATGTCCATCGATTTAGGCGAGGTAGCGCTCAGAGAAGGAGTAACAGATATAGAAGCAGCAGCAAAGGAAATTATTCGACAAATCAACCAAGGTGGCGCTAAACAAGGGCGTACTCATCTACGCCGCCCCGCAGATAGTTATCCCGGAGAGACTGACCGTCTTGACCTTGCAAGAGTAGGTGTCAGAACGGATTCGATGGACAGTAACAAAGACCCTACTGCGGTGCATAATGCAGCAGATTTCGCTCCTATGGCCTCTACTCATGACCCTGCTCCTTGGTGGTCCGATGACCAAAGTATGGTTAGTGATGGTAGGGGTACCCATATGGGGTATCTAAGAGCCCATATAGGGCGTGTTGTCGAGGATTCAGATGGGAATGAAGGGTTCACAATTGTTGTTCATTCTACAGTTCCCGGCGCATCAGGTCGGCATTTCGCAGTATGGATGGATAATGAGCGAGGCCAAGCCCCTTATCGCCCACAATTCCTTGTTGGCCATGGTGGTCGTTTCCGTAATTTCTGGTGCTTCCCAGATGAAAGAACCACAGAGAATATGCATCCCGCCCCTATGCCTATCAATAGGCACGGGCGCCCCTTCGCTCCTATCACTACACTCAAAGAATACATCGCAGATGAGTCAGCAGAGACCGCTCTATCCAATAATAATGAATATGCCTCTACCTTATCTGGTTCTTCTCAGAGTTTGTCTACTGGGGCTTATCAAAATACATTGTATGAAGAATCGTATGAGTCAGCGGGAGGCGTTAACAAAGTTGTAGATGGTCTACGTGTGGGTACTACCGCTACCGCACGTATCAATTTCGGCGGTCTTACATCTTCTGGTGTGCCGGGCTTCTCTCCTTTTGCTGGTAAATGGGGCTTTGGAAAGGGTATGAAGACAGAAATGCAGAATGTGTATAGTCCACAACAAGCAATTGTTGAAACAGAATATTCTTCCCACGTACCTACTGCCGATGTCGATGAGGAGACTTTTGGTAGAAATAATCTCTATGGAGTTCGCTTTGTAGACCATAGAGGCGAAAGCCATACGATTCGTTTCGTATATCGTAGATATGGGGACAACATTGCAGAAGACAGCACTGTGTTACCTTCAACATTAGATGAAGAGATTGTGGTGTATTTCGATGACAGAGATGTAGCACAAGGTGGCTTCACGATAGGTCGCCATATGTGGGGAGAAGGGGATGTGAGTGGCCGCCTTAATGCGAATACACCAACAACCGCATCATATGCAACCAAGAAGAAATGGGTAGGGAATACATGGACCACATATCCCAGTCCTGATGTTGGAGTGGCAGCGCAAGTTACTCACGTCACTTCTGCTAAAACATTGGAGTTTGTTCTCAAAACCCCTTTTGATACAGGAAGCACACTATCCAGCCATTCAGATATGCTTGGCTATCTTGGTTTGCCCGATTCTGGCCTTGTTCAGATAGCCACACAAGGAGGTGGGCATCAAGGCTCTGTATTCTCATATACGCATAGAACGCATAACGACAGGGCAGGGGACCATTTTCTTTATGGGGTAGCAGCAGTTTCCTCAGCATCTGATTATACAACACAGGATGATGTAGTTTTCAACCCAAGAATCAATTGGACGTGTCTTCTTACTGATGAGATATTGGCTAAGGTGGTAGAGTTCGCTATCAATATGGAGGACCCAAGTACGACTTCTGTACAAGCAACGTCTTTCGATTGCTCCTCAATGTATGCTGCTGATGGGAAGACATTTGGTGAATGGGGTGTGGCGAAAGACGCTATTCGTGTTATTGGGCCTAATAGAAAAACAGGTATCCCCCCACTCTCCAGACTTTTTGTTGCAGAGACTGTACCCGACTATGGTATTCAAGGAAAAACTCGTGAGGATGAATTCAGTGCAGATGGCAGTTTCGCTTCATACACAGTTGCACAATACGCAGAGAACATTCAAGACGACATCCGTTCTGTGGGGTATCTTCCAGAAACTGTTCTTGTGATTCGCACGAAATATAGAGGGACGAATGCGAATACTGCTACTCCAACGCTTGTGGATAGTGAGAATAATACTGTGGATACTACTGTTTGGAGAGGCGCTCTTCGTGGAACCAAGTACGTGTCTATACCCGGAGACCTCATTCTTCCAAAGATAGACAACCCTTCTCTTCGCTT